GTTAGCGGATGAGACCAAGATTTCAGCAAGATCAATTTTCAACACACTAAAAAATGCAAGAGAGCGAATCCAAGAAGACTGCCAAGACACCTACCAAGCGTACAAAGAAGCCAAGCGGCTTGGGTGATACCATCGAGACTATCACAACTGCCACAGGCATCAAGGCTGCGGTAGATTGGTTCAGCGAAGCCACAGGCGTAGACTGCGGCTGCGATGCCCGCAAGGAGAAACTTAACAAGCTATTTCGGTACAGGAAGCCTGAATGCTTAACCAAAGAGGAGTATGAGTTTGTTGGCAAGATGCGAGGCAGGAACACCGTGACCGCCATTGAGCAGACGGAAGTGAATAGAATCTACAACCGAGTATTCAAAGACTCCGTGAAGCCAACGAACTGCGGCTCTTGCCTTCGTGGTAGGTTGCAGGAGCTTGAGACCCTTTACAACGCCTATTAGTGTTTTATACTATTGACATACCCAACACCTTATTTAGTGAGCTTAACAAGAACTCACAGATAAATCAATTCTTTGGCAAGGTATATGTCGGTGAGTGTATGCGGTTGATTTCTGACTACTATGAAAGCAGCACCCTAAACACACAGGAAGGGTGGCAAGAATACTACAAGGAGATACAAGGCTTTGAGGGTTTGACCGTTGTATTTGAAGAACTAAAGAGCAAGCTCCCGAATGTTGATGAGCAACATATTAAGAAATACATTTGGCATCGTGTAATCGGGCAGACGTGGAACGGCTACCAAAAGGAGCTGATTGTAGTAAAGGAGCTAAACGCTGCCTTCCCCGATGCACACTTTAAGAAGACCACCTTCAACATTGACCACGACTATTGCATAGACGCGGAGATGTTCTACAACAAAACCCTGATGCTTGGCTTGCAGATAAAGCCCGAATCTTACAAGGCGATGGGAAGCCCATACCAACTCCGTGCAAAGGAGGCGCACCGCGCCAAGAATGAGCGCTACAAGCAGGAGTTCGCACCTTATGTGTACGTTTACTACGGCAAGGATGGTATCGTAGACAAGGAGCAGCTCTACAATCAGATAGACCTGTTCCTGCACTACACAAATAATTAAGGCAAATAAATTGTTAATAACTTTTTATAGAGGTGTTGGTAATTCAATAAGTTGTTGTATATTTGGGTATAGATAAACCAATCATACAAAACCAATCAGATGAACCGCAACGAAATTGTCAACAAAGTTTACCAAGAATTAGGTCAAAATTCTTTTGCTATCTACCGCTTGGAGAATCAAAAGGACAAGGGATACAATGGCTTGTACAAGCGTTTGTTCTCTATCCTTGAGAAAGACTGCATCTTCACGGAGTGCGCTGAAGAAATGAGTTGGTTTGAAGGCAACGATATGATTATCGTTACTACTTGGGCTGACTACGAAAACAACTTGCCAAAAGGAATTATTAAAATCAATTAAAACCAATCAGATGTACCAATTCAAAGTTTACCTTGCCAAGACAGTTGCTTCATTAGCGATTATCTTTACCCTTATTGGCAGCCTTGCCCTTGTTGAATTTCTAATAAGCCTGTAAGATGATATTTACCTACAACGACCTAAAGTTTTGGCTCGAAGATGCCGACCTACTACCGCAGTCTTATTGGGATGCCCTTGAGGATTACAACCCCGATGACAAGAACTCCGATGAGATTCTTGCCAAGTGGCTCGGCTTTGCCCACGTTGCTGACTTCTACGAGTACGAGATGCAAATCACCTACATAGAGGAGTCATACAACGAGGATGGCTACACCAACACCACCGCATACCCTACCACATCCATTTACAGGGATGTACCAAACCTTGACAATGACATCTACATCAAGTGGATGAATTGGGCAACTCAAGTCGCATCAGAAGAATAATTAAAACCAATCAAATGAAATACCAAACTATATCCCAACTGCTCCGAGAGCTGAAGTCGGTGGACATATCTGAATCAATCCTAAAAGACATAGAACTCATTGAGAAGGTTACCCTGCGTATAGCCTACCACGATGCCCTGCTTCGTGTGCCTTTTGAAGAATGGTACGAAGCAACATTTAAGGAATGAAGATCAACCACCTTGATTTGTTTAGTGGTATCGGTGGCTTCCATTTAGGCTTTGAGAGAGCAGGATATGAAATAACATCCTACTTCTCGGAGATAGACAAACACGCAATCGCAGTTTACAAACATCAATTCCCAACCTCAACCTATGTCGGTTCAGTTACCAATGTTCGAGGAGCAGACCTTCCAAGAATCAACCTCATCACTTTTGGAAGTCCTTGCCAAGATTTCTCATTGGCAGGAAACCGAAAGGGGATGGAAGGACAAAGAAGTTCTCTTGTCCTCGAAGCAATCCGTCTTATTAGCGAATGCCGACCAAGTGTATTTGTGTGGGAAAATGTTAAAGGGACATTCTCCTCAAATGATGGCGCAGACTTTTGGGCGATTATCCAAGCCTTTACCGACATTGGGGGTTATAGACTTGAATGGCAACTGCTTAATACAAGTTGGTTTCTACCCCAAAATAGAGAGCGGATATACCTTGTCGGATATTCTACAACCACAGGAGGAGATTGGCGAGGAGTACTTCCTATCGCAGAGGGCAATAGATATAGTGTTGATCCTGCATTAAATCAAGGCAAGAGTGATCTTATTCTAAGAGTAAAATCAGCTACAAGTTTAGGGTATGAAGAAGCAACAAGCGGTGATACCATTTACACTTCTCGCACCCAAAGCGAAACTCGCAGAGGTCGTGTAGGAAAACAAAAAGCTCAAACACTTGAAACGAGTTGCAATCAAGCAGTAATTCAACCAAATTATACCTACGAGAAAGTCAACGAGACCATCAGACGGAATGACTTTAAGGAGGGAGAGGTTAAGGCAATGGACTTGTACAACAAAACCCTCCGTGATGAATCACCTGCGCTTACGCAGCCCGAACATAACGGCATAAGTCTTTTTGATGGCTATCGCATCCGTAGGCTAACGCCTATTGAATGTGAACGCTTACAAGGATTCCCCGATCAGCATACGGCTTATGGCAATTATGATGGAGAGGTGAAGCCAATGAGCAACTCTCAACGATACAAGCAATGCGGTAACGCAGTAACGGTTGACGTAGTTGCAGCAGTCGCTAAAAAATGCATACCTTTATTTAATTAACAAAACCAATCTTATGAAAATCATAGAACTTTTAGATGGCAGCACTTGGGATATGGAGACAATCCTTGAGAAGATGCACGATGATGACTTTTACTACGGGGTACTCGGCAAGAACGCCCTATCATCCTCTGCTTGCAAGCTGCTGCTCACCTCACCCAAGACGTACCACTATGTCACAAAGTACGGCAGCGAGGACTCCGATGCGTTTGCCGTAGGCAGGCTCGTTCACCTGATGGCTCTTGAGCCGCACAGGATAGCGGACTACGAGGTGATTGAGGTGCAGAGCAAGAACGCAAAGGCGTGGCAAGATGCAAAGGGCAAGCGTAACCTATGCACCCGCAAAGAGTACAACGAGGCGCAACGCATCTCTGATGCGCTCCTGCGCAATGAGAACGTGCTTGGGCTTATCACAGGCTGCGAGTTTGAAGTACCCAAGATTGGTATGATTGGCGGCCTGCCCTTTAGGGCGAAGGCTGACATCTATGCTGACGGATTTTTGGCTGACTTAAAAACAACAACCGACCTACGAGCATTTCCTTATTCTGCAAAGAAGTACGGCTACGATGTGCAGGCGTTCATCTACACCCGATTGTTCGGAGTGCCGATTGACAAGTTCTTCTTTGTCGCTATTGACAAAGCAAGCCTTGACATAGGCATCTACTCTGTAAGCCCCGAGTTCGTGGCAGAAGGAGAACGCAAGACCCTTGAGGCTATTGAAATGTACAAGCAGTTCTTCATCTTGGGTGAGGACTTGGATTCGTACACAATAGTAGGCACGTTATGACCGACATCACCAAATGCACAGGCGAGGCCTGCGCCCTCAAAGAGACCTGCTACCGCTTCACCGCAAGCACAGGAATGTACCAATCGTTCTTCTTTGGCGTACCCATCAAGAACGGCAAGTGCGAATACTATTGGAACACCAAACTTTAACATCAAACCAATCGTTGCATTTTTTGCAACACCTCAAATACCAAAGAATAATGCAAGATCAGTTTATGAGGATTGCTATGGCGCAGCTCCGTAGCACTTACCCCTTCAAGCCCCAACGCAGAGCAGTAGCTGCTCGGATGTGGGTAAAGTATTTAGACCGCAAAGCGATGGCGCAATGGTTCAAAGACCAAGAGGCTAATTTATGATTAGACCCTTTGTGCTTGCCTTCCACAAGCAGAACTCGGGTGTATCACACCACAGGACATTTGCCCCCTTGATATGCCACAAGGGAGTAGATGTTTTTTTCATTGAGAAAATCACCGACATTGACCCCGAGATATGGCCGAAGGTCACTCACATCTTTGCAAGTCGTGCATTCCCTGTTGAGCCGTTTGATGACTTCGTGAAACTCTGCCGCAAGGAGGGCATCAAGCTAATCGTTGATAACGATGATTGGTGGGTGCTGCCTCCTACGCACCCCTTGCAAGGCTTGTACGTTGAACGGATGAGAACTCGCATCGTGCGCTCTATGAAAGCAGCAGATGAGGTATGGGTGACAAACAAGCACCTTGCCTCAAAGGTCAAGAAGTACAATACCAACATCCGAATCATCCCCAATGCAATCAGCGTAGCAACGTGGCAGGTAGAGAGAAAGCCAAGCGAAGAAGTACGCTTCGGGTATATCGGAGGCAACCATCACGCAGCAGACGTAAAGGATTCCACAATCAACCTTGAAGGCTATCAAGGGTATGTCGCAGAGGTAGATGGCTACCCCGATATTATGAGGGCAAGCTACAAGCTGCCCACGATGCCACCAACACACTACCACAAGCTCTACGAGTTCTTTGATGTGAGCCTTGTGCCGTTAAGCACTTCCGAGTTTGCCAAGTGCAAGTCGCACCTAAAGATGTTGGAGGCAGGGTTTAGCAAATGCGCTTTGATAGTGAGCAACACACAACCCTATTCACCTTATATCACCAAAGAGAACTGCATTGCCATCAAGCACCCAAGCGAATGGTCAGGAGCAATCAAGAGGCTAAAAGAAAACCCCAACCAAGTGGCTGACATAACGGAATCGTTATACGAGTTTGTGCAAGACTTTACGATGGATAAGATAAATGAACTACGATGCTTTACATAGTCACGCCATGCTCACGCCCTCATAACCTTGTGAGGCTAAAACAACATATCCCTGCCTACGCAACGTGGGTGGTTATGATGGATGCCTCTACCAACTACAAGGGAGCAACAAGCGCATCAGTCACACACTACTCTACACGCACGGGGGATATGGGAAATCCCCTACGCAATGAGTTCCTTGAGTTGTATGCTGATTCCTTTACCAAAGAAGATTGGGTTTACTACCTTGATGATGACAATATCCTGCACCCAAAATTCCTTGAGGAGTGGAACAACCTAAACTCCCTTGACTGTTCAATCGTAACGTGGGGGCAAGGGGGCAGGCTACGCCCTACCGACCAACCCCAAGTCGGCAACATAGATACCGCCTGTTATATGTTTAAGCCATACGACCTGCCCAACCTACGCTTTGAAATGTCCTATGAGGCCGATGGTATCTTTGCAAGTGAAGCCGCAAGGCTCGGTACACTTATCTGCGTAGAGCAGTACCTTTGTTATTACAACGCCCTAAAATGAAAACGAGCAAACAAATAGACGGGTGGTTCAACCACCAAGCAGCATACGACTACCTCCTTGCCAATATGCCCGAAGACGGCACATTCGTAGAGTTGGGGGCGTGGCTCGGTAAGTCATCAGCCTACCTATGCGACAAAGCAACATACCAAAACATCACAATCATAGATACTTGGAAGGGTTCGCCAAACGAACTGACCACAACCCATAAACTTGCAACGGAACAGAATATCTACAATCTCTTTGTGGAGAATATGGGAGACCGCAAGTACAAGGCCATCAAAGCAACATCCAAAGTAGCATCAAAGAAGTTTGCCAACGAATCGTTAGACGTGGTATTCATAGACCTTACCCATACCTATGAGGCGGTAAAGGAAGACATCAAGCTATGGCTACCCAAAGTAAAGAAGGGAGGCTTCATCGCAGGAGACGATTACCACGAACATTGGAAGGGAGTAATCCAAGCCGTTGATGAACTGCTGCCCCACGCTACGTTCATTGATGACTGTTGGATTTACCAAAGGTGAAGAACCACACAAAGGTCTATCTAAAGGGGATGGGCTACTCCACAACTGACTTCATTCCCTGCGAGGTATGTCAAGCCCAAGCGCAAGACATTCACCACATAGAATCACGCGGAATGGGTGGAAGCAAAATTGCTGATACGATAGAAAACCTAATGGCTCTATGCCGTAATTGCCATACAGAATATGGGGATAAGAAGCAGCACAAAGAGATGTTAACCGCAACACACGATCACCACCTCGCAAAAAGGGTTATTTAGATACAACCGAAAATAACGGAATTGAACGGATATGAAAGATGACAAAGGCAGGTTCATAGCAGGCAACACAGGAAGGCCAAGCGGAACACCAAACAAGACCACCAATAAAATCAGAGAGGCATTCCAAACCCTCATCGAAGCCAACCTTGAGAATATGACCCTATGGCTCACCAAAGTTGCTGCTGATGACCCGAAGGGCGCACTTGACCTGTTGAACAAGATGGCAGAGTACACGACCCCCAAACTCGCAAGGGTGGAGAACTCACACGAAGTGTCGGATGAGCTAACGAAAATCAAGGTAGAGATTGTCCGAGCTAAACCTAAAGAGTAGCGAACTCTTTGAGAAGAACTACACCGCACCAACTCGGATAGTAGTCAATCAAGGCGGCAGCCGTTCGGGTAAGACCTACTCGCTTTTGCAGATGCTCATCGTGATGGCGATGGAGGATAGAGGCAAGGTGTATTCGATAGTGCGCAAGTCTCTGCCGTCTCTGAAGATGACGGCCTATCGTGACTTCTTTGAGATACTGAATGCAAACAATCTGTACGATGAGGCACGGCACAACAAGAGCGATTACACCTACGAGTTGAATGGCAACCTATTTGAGTTCATTAGCCTTGACCAACCGCAGAAGAAACGGGGAGCGAGACGTGATTACCTATTCTGCAATGAGGCAAACGAACTCACTTGGGAGGATTTCTTTCAGCTCTTGATTCGTACCACAGGCAAGATATGGGTTGACTACAACCCCTCTGATGCGTTCCATTGGATTTACGATAAGCTGCTGACAAGGGATGACGTAACGTACATCCAAAGTACCTATCTCGACAATCCGTTCTTGGATGCCTCGATTGTTGAGGAGATAGAAAGGCTGCAACATACGGACAATGACTATTGGAGAATCTACGGATTAGGGGAACGTGGTATGAGCAGAGCCACCATCTTCCAATACGGCCAAGCCGAGATACCAACGGATGCCACGCTCTTATGTCACGGAATGGACTTCGGCTACACCAACGACCCCACCGCACTTGTGGCAGTTTACAAGTCGGGAGACAATCTTTATTTGGATGAATTGATTTACCGCACGGGGATGACCAACCCCGACATCAGCAACGTGCTAAACTCACTTGGGCTTGACAGACGTACGGAGATATATGCTGACTCTGCTGAACCCAAATCTATTGAGGAGCTGCATCGTATGGGATGGAACGTAAAACCCACGCAGAAGGGCGCAGATAGCGTCATAGTGGGTATTGACGTGCTGAAGCGGCACAAGCTATTCGTAACCCCACGAAGCAGCAACCTAATCAAGGAACTTCAAAACTACAAATGGGTAGAAGACAAGAACGGCAACCTCTTGAACAAACCCATCGATGCATTCAACCACGCCATTGATGCGCTCAGATATGCAACCTATAACAAACTCAGCAGACCTAACTTTGGCAGGTATGCCATACGCTAAAACTAAAAGGTTATTTTAATACAATGGAACTAAAGGTTATTGTACCCACCGCCCTATCAGAGATAACGCTTGACCAATACCAACGCTTTGCGAGGCTTGAGGGCGATGAGGAGTTCTTGACCCACAAGATGCTTGAGATATTCTGCGGAGTGCCTTTGGCTAATCTTCCGAATGTGCGCATCAAAGATGTGAGCCACATCAGCAAGCACATTAGTGCGATGATAAACGAGAAGCCAAGCCTCACGCCAACCTTCACGATGGGGGACACGAAGTACGGGTTTATCCCTGAACTTGACAATATCACCTATGGTGAGTTCGTTGACCTTGATGGCTAC